TCATCATCGTGCTCGTCGTCCTAGCCCTCGTCCTGGCCATCCTTTCGGCATTCCCGACCCCGCTGGGACACGCACCGCTCCTGGCCATCTCGGTGATCCTGCTGGCGGTGGCGATGCTCATCCCAGGCGTCTCCGCTTTCCACTGACCCGATGGGCCACCTCGCCGTCCAGACGCTCTCCTGGCTCACGCTCATCGCGGCGGGCACAGCAGGTGTCTGGACCGGCATCCGGCTCGCCTCGTGGCTCACCAACCGCTAGCCCGCAACGACGTGCGGAGGCAATGTGGACCCGGACCCGCCTGTCCCCGCCATCCCACGGCCCCCGTTGCAGCACGCCAGCGACCGCGTACCCGCCCAATCCCCACCCAACCGGATGGACCAGCACGAACGCGCAGTGCCCGATCCGCTCTTCGAGGACCTGCGCGGCCCGGACGTGCGCCATCAACTCGATCCGCAGCTGGTCTTGCCCGATCATCGTGGACACGCCGGCCACGACCCGACCGACCTGTGGTGGCAACTCGCCGAAGGCTTCACCGGCAACCACCCCGAGCAACTCGCATCAGGCCTGGCCGCGGCCATTCTGCGACTCGCACGCCTCTGACCTGCTAGAATTTTGAGCATGGACGCCACCTGTAACGCCGAATCCGACGACCCGTTCGACCTCGGCGATGCTGAGATCGCTATCCGAAACCCGGTCGTCGTCGACGGCCCCGACGCACCGAACGGTGTGATCGTCGGTGGTGAAATCGCCTGGGTGTCCATCTCGGCCGAACAGATAGCATCCCGCAGGAGGTGACCACTGATGCCCACTGGTCGCCTGACCGCCAAACGCGAAGGCCCACACATCCGGTTCGAGATGGACCACCACCCGGACTACACCCACGCGTTCATGGTCGAGAAGTACCTCGACACGAGGGAAGAACTCGACGCGCTGGGCAACCTCGTCCCCGTCGAGGTGTGGGAACCGATCCACACCGGTACCGCGAAGTTCGTGAAACACGGCCACACCCACGAGACGGCCCGCACCCCAGACGACCCCGACGCATCCCCACAACCGCTACCGGGTGGCCGGTATCGGGCGTTGGGATACCGCCTCGCCGAAACCTCCGTGTCCGGGGTGGAGATCCTCCACACCGACGGCGTGTACACCGACGTCGTCACCGTCTGATGGACATCGCCGTATCCGACAACGACGGCATCCGCTACCTCAAGCCCTACACCCGAGACAACCCACCAGCCGACGTCGACGTCGAATGGGTCAACGACGACGCCTCCAACCTGACGATCATCGGGACACACACCGTGGCGAGCCCTGAACGCCCTCCTGACGCATCGAGCACCACCACCTAGCCGACTACACCTAGCCGGCGAGGATCAGCCACCAGCGTCGACCTGAACGGCCGTGGGCGCCCTAGAAGTCGTCCTTGCACACGCCATGCGGGCTCCGCTTCCCCGGATCAGTCTTCACCCAACCCGGCTCCCACTTGTACGTGGCGAACGACAACAGCAGGCACGCCATCTCGTTCCACGACTGACCCTCCTGGTCCGCGAGCCGCTGGACCGCCGCGATACCAGTCGGGCGCAACCTCAGCGAACGAGGCTCACGAGCCGGCTTCGGCGTAGTCACTTCGGTCGGATCCGCGTCCTCGACGGTGCTCATGACTACGATTCTACCCGGTTCGATCTTGAATCGCGAGTCTAACTACGCACCCACAACGCCCTGACCTGCCAGAACACGAAGACAGGTGCCACCAACCCACGGGCCCACAACACGCGAAAGGACCCACGACATGGCCATGGACACCATGGAAGCGTCCGCCCGCGAAGCACGCATCATCGAACTCCGCTCACAACGCCTCTCCTACCGCAAAATCGCCGCCGAAGTCGGACTCTCCCACCAACGCGTCGTCCAAATCTTCGAAGCAGCACGCGACCGCATCCCAGCCGAACGCCTCGCCGACCTCCGCGCCGAAGAAGCCGAGCTCGCCGACCGCGCCATCCAAAAACTCCTCCTCATCGCCGAAAACGACACCTACAACGAGCGCACCGGAAGCCACAACGTCTCCCCACGCACCCGAGTCGAAGCATGGGGCCACATCCGCATGTGGAGCGAGTCCAAGCGCAAACTGTTCGGCGCCGACGCCCCAACCAGACGCGAGATCACCGTCGTCACCGAAGAAACCATCGACCGCGAAATGCGCAGGCTCAACGAGCAGATCGCCGCACTCGACGCCCGCCCGGCCACCACGGAGAAGGCGCTGCCGAGTCCACTGGACTCCATGCCCGGCTTGCCGTACAGCAAGCACTAAACCAACGGTCTGGTCCCTGCGGCGAGGCAATGGAGCACCCGGACTCACGGCGCTGAGTCAGGCCTTGCAGCAGTCCCTTCGCGTCCTGGCGCCGTCAGGCGAGAGCTGCTCGGGCCGCCTTCAGGTCGACCTCGAAGATGTCCGTGCGCCGCATCCCGTTCCACGCGGCGTACAGCGGATGCTTCTGGGTGAGCCACTCCCGCTTGACGCCCACCTCGCACCTCGTTGCTCGAAGCGATCTTCCTGCCCGGCAACACCTGGACGAAGGTGACGCTGCCGTCGCGATACGGGATGCGGTCGTTGGCGGTCTCGGGTCCGTTCATAGCGTGCTCCTACGGTTGCCGATCTTGGTGATGCGTGCTGAGGGCGAGATGTGGTTCAGGTAGACGGCGGTCGTGTTGAGGTGGGTGTGACCGAGCTGCTGCTGGATCTCGGACACGGTGAAGCCGGACGATTCGAGCTCGGTCGCGTGGGTGTGTCGCAGACCGTGCGGGTGGACCCGCTTGTCGATGTCGGCGCGGGCGGCCATCCGCACCATCATGGCTCGCACGTAGCGCGGTGACAGGGCAGTCCCGTCCAGGGTGCAGAACAGCACCCGGCCCCTGATGCCGGCCGCGTGGCGGGTCTCCAGCCAGCGCACGACGTGCACCAGCGCGCCCTCATCAATGCCGGCGAACCGTGCGGCGTCACCCTTGCCATGCAGGATGCGGATGCTGCGCGCGTCCATGTCCACGTCGGACGGCTTCAGCGCGAGAGCCTCGGCCAGTCGTAGGCCAGCGCCGTACATGATGGCGATCAGGGCACGGTTGCGCACTCCGGTCGGTGCGCGCTTGCTGGGCGCGAGAACCAACGCTCGGGCCTCGTCCTTGGTCAGAATCTCGGCCGGGAACTTCACTCCGGCGTTGGTGGGCGGTGCTGTCATGGCTGGTTGATCTCCATTGTGGGTAGAGTACCGAATCGCTAGGCTTTCGGTACTCTATCACACACCTACGCAGGTCAGGGCGCCCAGTACGTGATAAGCGGTACTCAATCGCACGGATGCACATACAGTCAACGGGCACGCAAAGAGGCGCGCCGCCCACAAGGGACGACGCGCCTCACACCAGAGCGGACTAGCGGCCCAGGTTCGCCACCACCTCGACGGCGCCGGCCTCACGGAGCAGGCGACGCCACATCGCCCGACCGGTCTTCGATCCGAGGACCTCGCGGTAGTGCGCCTCGAGGATGAGCTGCAGTTGCGCCTCCGACACCGCCGGCACAACCGCCTGTGACCGCTGCTCCCGCCGCTCAGTGACCCACGCAGGCGCCGACGACAACGGCTGGTCACCCAGTACCCGACGGGCTGTCTCCGACGATGCACGGTCGCACAGGGCCAGGTACTCGGACTTGGGCACGGTGACGGTGTCGACGTGTTCGCGGCGTCCGAACATGATGCTCCTTGTGGTAGGTGAGAGTTGCGGTCTGGCGACCAACGACGGCCCTGTCGCATCCAGGGGCGCCGCAAGCGGTCAGAAGCAGTGGCAGACGTAGGCGAGCCGGCAGCCCTCGCACTCCTCCGGTGCGTCGGGCTGGTCGAACCCCAGCCGGTAGGCCAGAGCACGCAACGCCCGGATCATCGCCGCGCCCCGACCGGGAAGTACACGCCGGCGTGCAGGGCACACAGGATGCGGTGCCGGCCGTCGACGTCCACTGCCTCACGGACACCGAGCTCGCTGCCGCACTGCCGGCGCCCGACCCGGATGTCGCACAGGTCGCCCTCGACGAGCGGGCCCAGGACGGGCCGCATCGGCAGGGTGAGGGCTGCGTCCTCGCGGTCCCAGTCGGCTCGGGGGCTGTATGCGGCGGTCATGTCGTCCTCCTGCTCGGCGGTGTACCGTGAGTCTAGCCCTGAGCAGTGTTGGGGCATACACCCGTATGGGTGAGACAGGCAAGGAAGTGGCCGGTCAGGCCATGATCACCAGTGATCCACTCACCCACTGGGAACGATCATGGGTGATCCACTACCCCGCAGGAGCGATCACCGAAGATCGACAGGTACTCGGGGATGATCACCCGTGATCGACTCCCCCCTGGGTTCGATCATGCACCGGGACCCCAGGGCAAGGGTTCGACCGACGGCGTGTCTTTTTAGCGCCCCGATTGAGGCCTTTCCAAGATCAACTCACGGTGCCGTTCAAGGTACACGGCAGCCGTCCGCAGGATCTCCACGTTCTCGTTCATGAACCCGAGTAGCTTGTCGCAGCTGTTGCACAGCAGGTCTCTCACGGCACCAGTCTGCGGGCATCGGTCGGCGCCCAGTTTCCTGACCTTTCCGGATGGCGTGACGACGGTCTCCGGGGACTTGCAGATGGCACACAGGTTGCACTGAGCGTCACGCATGGATCGGTATTCACCATGGGTGAGACCGTCCGATCGAAGCGTGTGCTCAAGCGTGCAGTACTTCCGTGGCTGCCCTGCTCGCGCGGTCTGTGGGATGACGGCTCCGCACCAGCAGATTTGGTAGAGCGGCTTGGCCTCTTGGGTGCGCTCCCAGAGTTGGGTGACGCGCTGTCGGGTAAGTCCGAGTCGCTGGCCGATGGCTTTGAAGGTGGCACCTTCTCCACGTAGTTTGAGGATCAGGGCGGTGCGTGGCGCCATGTGACTGTCGTCTGTGGCGCCGACGGGTTCAGCGGATCGCGGCCGTGGGATGTTGTGGATGCGCGGCGCCCGTCGGTGCTTTCTGAGGTAGTCGGCTGCCAAGATGAACGTCTGCGGATCGTCTCGGCCGAGCCCTAGTGCGAGGTTGCACTTGCCGCAGAGGAGTCCACGCGTGTCGCCGCATGCGTGACAGTGGTCAACGCTGAGCTTCTTAGTGTCGCCGAGGATGCCTGTTTGCGATTCCGGCATCCGACAGATCGCGCATACGCTGTTTTGCTCAGCGGCGAGCCTGTAGTACTGCTCCCGGCTCACCTGCGCACCCCTGTTGCAATCTTTGCAGAGGGCAGCCGTCCGTGGATTTTCGTAGACCTGGCCGCACAGTCCACATGCTGTGCGGAGTTTGCCTCGGACCTTCGTCCTGACCGCGACTGAGCGTTCGATGAAGGGCTTGTAAGCACTTGGTCGGTGTTCCGGCTTGCAGTACTTCCGACGTCGCCCAGCATGGGGATGTTCGGCGAGTTCGGCGCCACACCAGCAATGTCTAGGCACGCTCAGATAATACCATTGCGCACACGCTGACCAGCACTGATGCGGTGTCGGCCCCGATTTTTTTGGGCAGAATTCCCCGCCCCACACTTCAAGATCAACGCCCGGAGGGGCGGACGACGAGCTAGACCGGCTGCTCAAAGACAATCGGCCAAGGTCATCGTCGGTCCGACCACCACGCCTGACCGTGTGGTGGGTCGTCGTCCGGACCTTTCCGGATGGTTGGGATGCGCTGGGCGGCGGCTCGCGCCGCGTATCCGGCTGTGGCCGTTGCGGCCGCATCACGTTCGGGCTTGGACAGTTTCCGGTCGAGCCAGATGATGAACCCGATCACGATAGCTGCGCCTACGAGGACACCCGCGAGCAGTATCGGATTGGTCGCCGTGTCCGGGATGGGGACTGTCGCTGTGGCGTGGTAGGAGGCGTTGGGCCAGAAGTGGGTTGGGTCGGTGACGGGTTGCCCTGGGTAGATGGGAGTGTCCTGGTTGTCGGTGATGACCCACCCGATGGGTTGGCGCACCTGTGCGTCGAGGTGGTCCAGGAACATGATGCCGAGGATGACGGCCGCGCTGAGGACACCCAACCATGCCGCTTCGGTGGGCGTGGTGGGCTTGTCGTTGCGTCGCGACCGGTAGTGGCGGCGTGGCCTGAGGGTTGACCGTACGGCGTAGTAGAAGATTCCCATGGCGAATTCCCCGGTCAGTTGGCTTGGTTGAGGACGCGGGCACCGTCGGCGCGTAGACACCCGCAGGACTTCGATCTGCCCGACAGCAGGTGGCCGGCGACTACGACCTTCTCGGTTCCGCAGTCGCAGCGGACCTGGGCCAGTCGGTTGCGGCTACCGGGTTCGGAGTACGGGATCGTCAGCGCGGTCAGGCGCCCGAACCTGGCGCCGGGCACGACTTCGGTGTCGCTGGGCGGTGCGAGGTCGGACCACGTTCTGCCTCGTCCGGGCAGTGTCCCTCGGCAGCCGCAGGACTTCACGTGGCCTGAGGTGAGCCTGGACCGGCCGATGGTTTTCTCGACGCCGCATTCGCAGCGGCAGGGGACTTTGCCGCGTCGGACGGTGCGGTCGAGCACCGTCAGGTTGCCGTAGCGGGCGCCCAGGAGTTCCACACCCCCACTGTACGACCCAAAACAGTATTGGGGAAGGGGGGTGTGATGGCCGAGCCCCCGATCTACGACGGCGACCCCGAGAAGCTGCGGCAACTGGCGGAACTCCGGGCGGCGTTGGCCGCGAAGCAGCGGGAGATCGCCGCGAACTCACCCCCTCGACCTCGGCCATGGCATGACATCGCCAGGCCGAACCAACTACCTCCGCCGGGAGACTGGTCGACGTGGCTAGTACTTTCTGGGCGCGGATTCGGGAAGACCAGGCTTGCATCCGAGTGGCTCGCCGAACAGGCCGCTACCAATCCGAACACGGAATGGGCGATCGTCGCGCCGACGTGGCGTGACTGCCAGAAGACGTGCATCGAGGGCGACGCCGGGCTGTTGAAGGCTCTGCTCCCCGGCGAGCTCGACGGCATGAACGTGTCCAACCTGCAGGTGCGGTTGACGAACGGCTCCCGCGTCTACGGCTACTCGGCTGACCGTCCGGACCGGCTGCGCGGGTCGTCGCTCTCCGGGGCATGGGTGGACGAGGCAGCGGCGATGCCGCTGGTCGATGATCTGTTCGCCGACGCACTCGTACCGGCGCTGCGCATCGGGGAGAACCCGCGTGTCCTGGTCACCACCACTCCGCGTCCGATCCCGTTCCTGCGCAAACTGCTCGACTCCGACGACGGCTCAGTGGCTGTGGTTCGAGGAACCACCTGGGACAACGCCGCCAACCTGTCCAAAGTCGCATTGGCGCGAATGAGGGCCACTTATGAAGGCACCCGGAGGGGACTCCAGGAGCTGGAAGGCATATTGCTTTCCGATGTGGAAGGCGCTCTGTGGACACGGGAGATCATTGACTCCTCCCGCGTATTGAAGGCTCCCGAATTGGTGCGGATCGTGGTGGCGATCGACCCTGCTGTCACCAGCGGCGAGAAGTCTGACCACACGGGCATCGTAGTCGCTGGCCGGTCTGTCGATGGACACTTCTACATCCTTGAAGACTGTTCGCTGAAGGCGTCCCCGGATGCCTGTATGCGGAAGGCTGTTAATGCGTACCGCCGCTGGCGGGCTGATCGGATCGTCGGCGAAGTAAACAACGGTGGCGACTATATTGAGCGGACTCTCCGCACGGTCGATGAGACGGTGCCGTACAAGAGTGTCCGGGCAACCCGAGGCAAGTTGAAGCGCGCTGAGCCGATCTCGGCACTGTGGGAGCAGGGACGTGCTCACATCGTGGGGGTGCAAGCGGCACTGGAAGACGAGATGTGCTCCTACACCATCGACGCGGTGTCCGACCCGAAGAAAACGGGCATGCATGACGACCGACTGGACGCGATGGTGTGGGCGGCGACCGAACTTCACGTGGGTGGCGCATCGGCCATGGGGTACCTGTTCGCTATCTCAACCATGTGCACCAAGTGCGAGTGTCCAAACAGCCGGCGGGTCACCGCGTGTGTCGAGTGCGGCGAACCGCTATCTAAGTGCGCCTGACCTTCCCGCGACAGGTCAGGCTCTAATCCCGCTGCCAGTCTTCCCGCTTCACGTAGAGGCTGATGGCGATCCGTGGTGGGGCGATGACTTCGCACGCCCTTCCATCGGGACGCCGCCAGCGGATCCGCAGTTTCGGACCGCACCACCAGACGGGCCACCAGTGCATCCGTCCGATGGCGGGACATGAGCGGTCAAAGTGTGCCGCATCCTCGGGCGACAACTTCCGGGTCCCTGGGCGGCGGCCAAACTCCACCACCCCGACACCCATCTCCAACATCCGGCTCGGTTCGGTCTCGTTCATGCCGCCCATCGTCCCGTCCCATGCCATGTGAATAGGGGTGTTCGTTGTCTCGTCGCCGACGTCGCCCCACGAGTGTGCAGCCGCACCCGACGCCGCCGCGTGAGCCCGACGTTCGGGACATCGTCCGCGAAGAGCTGAACAAGGCGCTCGCGCTGCCGCCTGGTGCGACCACCACGAACATCACCACCGGCTATCTGCAAGCCCTGCAGCGGCAGAACGCCATGCGGCCGAACACCGGGTCGGTGGCGTTGACGCGTGACCCGAACAACGGGTACCCGTTCGGCCCGGGTGAGCCGCTGATCCCAGCCCCGATCTCACCGTTGATGGCGTCAGGTCGCCCGGCTCCGCAGTTGTGGGATTACCCGGTCAGCTGGAACTTGCAGACGACGTCCAACCGGATGGTGCCGTGGACGGTGCTGCGGGATGTCGCGGCGCAGGTGTCGGTGGTTCGGGCATGTGTCGACGCATCGAAGTCGGCGTTGACGGGGTTGGACTGGTCGTTTTCGATTGATTCGGCGCGGGCACGGGCGCTGGCGAAACGCTCGAACACATCGTCGCATGCGGTGATCGCCGATTTGCAGAACAAGTTCGCCGACCAGATTAACAGTTTGCACCAGTGGTGGCAGAAGCCGGATCGTATCCGGAATCTGAACTTTGTGGAATGGCTGACGGCGCTCCTGGAAGACGAATTGGTCCTGGATGCCGTGGCTTTGTATCCCCATCTGACGATGGGTGGACAGTTGCACTCGGCGGAACTGATCGACGCGACGATGATCAAGCCGCTATTGGATGACCGGGGGGCTCCCCCGCAGCCGCCGTATGCCGCCTACCAGCAGATCCGGATGGGTTTCCCGCGCGGCGAATATTCGCAGTCCCCCCTGACGGAAGGTGACCAGGCGTTCGTTTCGGCTGTGTATGGGCGTCCTGAGGGTGTTCATGCGGCGACGGATGCGCTGATCTACAAGGTACGTAACCAGCGGACTGACGGTCCTTACGGTTTCTCGGCGGTGGAGAAGGCTCTCCCTGCCGTTGATCTGTGGTTGAAGCGGTGGGACTGGCTGAAAGCGGAGTACACCGCCGGGGTCACACCACAGATGATCGTCAAGGTCATGGGGAACATGACCCCGGAGCAGCTGCGGCAGTACCAGGCTGTGTTCAACGACGATTTGACTGGTCGCAGCGAGGAGCGGCATCGGGCCCAGTTCTTGCCGGAAGGGTTCGACCCGGTGTTCCCGAATGACATGGGCGCCAGGTTCGCGTCCGATCTGGATTTGCACATCATCCGGCTGATCTGCGCGGCGATTGATATTCTTCCCACGAGTATCGGGTTCACCCCGAACCACGGCACCGGTGCCATGGGCGGCCAGGGACATCAGCAGGGGGAATCGGACAGTCAGTTGGCGCGGGGTACGAAACCGCGTGCCAAGTGGGTGGTCGACCTCATCAACGAGATCTCCATCAACTACTTGGGGATGCCGCCCGAGGTCACGTTCACCTTTCATGGCCTGGACGCCGACGATGAGGAGAAGAAGGCTGTCCTCCTCGAGGGATACGTCAACAACGGGTTGATGGTGCTGAACGAGGGCCGTGACCAGTTGAACCTGCCGCGTTTCGCCATCGAACAGGCGAACGAACCGTTCATCGCCACCCCGACCGGGCCGGCGTTTTTCAACCCGCTGGTGCAGCCGGTGGGGATGCCCGGGAACCTGCCGTCGGCACCGCAGAACAGCCCCGGCCAGGTCGAGTCGGGAAACCAGCCGGCGACCGGTGCCGGTGCGGTCGACGGGCAGGTCCCCGACGTCACCGACGACGCCCCGGACTCGAAGGCGGAGAAGCGGGCGTTCCTGACGTTCGCGGCGAACCGGACGGCACGCGGGCAGCAGTGGCGCGACTTTGCGTTCAAATCCCTCGACTCGGACGTCGGGGAAGCTGCTAACCGGCTGGCGGCGGCGGAAGACCTCGACGCCGTCAAGGCGCTGTTCGCGCTCCACAGCCAGTAGGGGGCGCCCGTGGATGCCACGGTGCGCGCTCTCATGGCCCTGGCTCGCGCGAAAGCCGCCAAGCAGCCCGACCGCGACGATGACGCTTTGGTCGCCCTCCTGACGGCCTGGTTCGCCTCCCAGCCCGCTATCGCCGCCACCGCCTTACCGGACGACCTGGTGGCGGCTCTCGTCGCACGAGGCTTCACACAGCGTGCAGCGATAGAAGCTGGCGAGCTCGGGTCCGACCCGACCATGGCCGGCCGGTCCCGCTACGGCGCGCCTGCGGTGAAGCCGAACATGACGACGCAGCGACGCGTCGCCACCGAAGAACCCGAACTGCGTGCCCGCTACGTCGTGGCAGCGGCCGAACGTCTCACCGACGCTGACGACTACGACGTCGCGTTGGCGAGGGAGAAAACGTACCGGGACCAGCACGTCGCCGCTGGCCGCAACCGCCGTAAGGCGGCCCGGGAACTCGACCGGGTCGCGGCTACGTCGAAGACCGGCTGGCTCGTGTGGCGCTGCGGCGACCACCCGGAACCAGAGTGCAAGGCCCTCAACAATCGGATCTTTACTGTCGACAACCCGCCAGGTATCCCAGGCGCCATGCACCCGAACTGTAAGTGCTGGTCAGAGCCATACGGCGGCTTCGTCCCCGTCTAAGTGAAGAGGGATGTGCGCCCGTGCCCGACCCTAATGGCCCCGAATCGGCTCGCCAACGCGAACTCGCACTGCTGGAAAAGATGGAGCCTGAGATTCGGGGGGCAGAACCGGGCCGCCGCGTTGCAGCAGGCCAAGGCCAACCACGACTTCGTTGAGCAGGAAACCGAGCTCAAAACGAACACGCAGCTCACCCGCGAGATCCACGCCCTGAGCACCGAGTTGCAACGTCGACTCCCCGCCAGCCCGTCACGCTGACCCCGATCACGTGTCGGGCGGCGGCCGTCGGCCAGTTGGCGTGCGCCCACACAGAAAAGGTAGCCACCACTCATGGACCAGATCTCGGTTTTCGCGCCGATCTTCAAGAGCCAGGAGCAGGACGACGGCTCTCTGATGATCTACGGCAAGGCTACTGGTTCCGATCTTGATTTGGATCAGCAGCGCTGCGACCCGGATTGGTTGATGCGGGCGATGCCGAAGTGGTATGGAACAGGTGTCATCGGCGAGGTCGGCGGAAATATTCGTGAGCAACATGACAGCAAGCGTGCAGTCGGCAAGGCAATCGGGCACGAAGTCAAGACGGACGGCCACTACATCAAGGCTCATATTGTTGATCCGATCGCTATCACGAAGACTAAGGCCGGCGTGTTCACCGGGCTCAGCATCGGCATTTCCAGGCCGCGTCTAGACAAGGAATGGATTCGGGCCGGCGATATTTGCGAGGTTTCCCTCTGCGACCGCCCGGCCCTCCCGACCGCAACGTTCACCATGTGCAAAGCCGCGAAGCCCGGAATGGAACTCGACGCCGCCGACTTTGACGAAGAGCGCGGCCTCGTCAAGTGCGCGGAACTGACAGTCGACAAGGACCTGGTCGCCGCCGCTGTCTCCGACGGAACGATGACCCTGAACAAGGCTCGTGTCGCCCTCGACCTTCCCGAGTATAACCTCGACGGTGGCGATACCACCAAGGCCGTGAAGCCGTCCCCGCTGAACATGCCCGGTGCGAAGAAGGCTGTTACCACTGAAGCCGAAGCGCAGGCCGTCGCGGATGAGTTGCTCACCGTCGTGAAGACGACCGACGTTGACCACCTCGACGCGCCGGCACCGGGTCAGAAGTGCGCTGACTGCGGCGACGACGGCCATCTGAACTGTGCCCCCGTCGCTGACCCGGCCCCGCTCACCGCCCAGCAGGTGGATGCGGCGATTGCGAAGCTGCGGGCTGAACTGACGTCCAAGACCGCCGACACCGAAGTCAAGCCTGAGTTCGATCGTGACGCCGCGGTTGCTCTGGTCAAGACGACCCTGGCCACGAAGGCGGCCGACGACCTGACCGGTGCCCACTCCGCCGACGAGGCCAGCGACATCTCCAACGCCCAGTCAGCCATCGGGATGATCGCCGCGCTGATCTCCTCCGAAGCGTCCGAGCTCGCCGGGCAGCCGTCGGAGCTGATCGACATCAGCCTGTTGCTCGACGCTGTGTCTTCCCTGCAGGCATTCATCCGCCGCGAGCAGTCCGAACAGACCGACATCACCCCCGACGTCATGTCGGGGTCGGACATGGTGTGCCTCACGGCCGACGCTGACGTCGTGAAGGTCAGTGTCGAGAAGGCCAAGTACTCCGCCGAGCAGCTCCGTCAGATGCTCAAGGACGGTAAGGCGTTCAAGAACGCCGACGGTGAGCCCTCGTTCCCCATCGGCGATGAGGAAGACCTCGACAACGCCATCGCCGCCGTGGGCCGGTCCAAGGCCGACCACAACGAGGTGCGCAAGTACATCACCGGCTGTGCGAAGGCCATGGGGAAGTCCAGCAAGATTCCCGACAACTGGGCCAGCAACGGCAGCAACAAAGCCGTCGACACCGAGGCCGAGGCGGATGAGACCGCCCCCAAGACTGTGGAGCCGGAAGCCGCCAAGGCCACCGACGTCTCCACTGATCCAGACGCCCTCGTCAAGGCCCTCACCGGGGTCCTGGAGAAGGCGGACAACCCGCTGCGCAAAATGTTCACGGAGATCGTTGAGGCTGCGACAGAGACCACCGCAAAGTCCGTCAGTGACCTGATGGAGCGGCTGGTGAAGGTCGAGAGCATGGCGACCCCCGGAGGCCCGGCACTGCGCCGGACCGACACGGAAGTGAAGAAGTCCCGCCAGAACGACCTCCTCCTGCAGGCGGAGATCGAGAAGCGCAAGGCCGACGCCGCTGATGACTACGACCTGAAGCTCGGATACGAGCGGATGGAGAAGAGTCTACGCGCCCAGGCCAGGGCCCTCGCGGCCTGACTTTACCCCCTTTCCTTTCACGCCCCACGGTGTATCCGTTGGGGCGTTTTGCACATAGGAGCACATTGTGAGATACAGCTTCAAGCCCAGAGAGGCTTTCGGTGTCACCGATCCGGTGGAGATCGCTACCCGGTTTGACGACTTCAAGGACACGCTGACCAAGTCGCTGGAACGTCCGATCCCGTGCGGCCCTGACGGTCGCCCCATGGTCGGGTACGACGCCCCCCAGTCGGGGATGTCGATGTTCCAACAGGGTCTGGACAACCCCGACATCAGCAAGGCCCTCTCCCCGGAGACGGTGGAGTCGGTGCGCAACCAGCTTGCGCAGTCGGATATCGGCAAGGATCTGTCGCTGACGAGCCCGATCTCGTCCGGCCTGGTCGCGTTCGACCTCGACGCGCCGAGCAAGAAGTTGTACCCGATCCAGACCCCGATCCGAAACCGGATTCCCCGCGTGAAGGGGTTCGGCACCAGCCACCGGTTCAAGGTGATCGGCGGTATTTCAGGTTCCCAGACCGGTGTCAACGACGTGTACCCCGGCATCATCGACTCCACCGCCACGTCGTTCGGCAACGTCAGCTACCTTCGACCCCCGAAGATCAGCTACGCCGGTTACGACGTGGTCGTGCCCTACTCCCAGTTCGGTCTGTCTGACCAGGTCTCCTGGTCGGCACAGTTCTCCGGCCAGGGATTTGAGGACATCCGGCAGCTGTCGCAGTCGTCGGTTCTCTACGCCTCCATGCTGGAGGAGGAGAAGGTCATCACCGTCGGTCGCGGCACCGGTTCCGGGTTCCAGGGTGCGCTCGCCGCACCGACCGGGGTCACCGCGACCGCCCGCGCGGCGGCCACCGGTGAAGCCGCCATCACCGGCGGTGGCACCAACATCTACGCGTTCGCCACCTCCGACGCCGGACCGTTCGGCCAGTCCGTGCTGTCCTCCGTCGTCACCGTCGCCACCGGCACCGGTGTCGTCGACATCACCGTTCCCACGATGCCCGTAGGTGCCCTCGGTATCCGCGTCTACGTGGGAACCGGTACCACCCAGCCCGCGAACTCCGCGTTCTGGTACGCCGGGCGTGTCAGCGGCAACGTGTTCACCATCCAGGGTGCACTACCCACCTCCGGTGTTGCCGCGTCCACCGTCACAGCCGACACATCGGCGTACGCCGCCGGCTACGACGGCATCCTGGCCACCTGCCTGGGTACGACCTCCGGGTATGTGAGCCGGGTCAACGCACCCCTAACCACCACCAACCCTGGTTCGGAGTTTTTCAAGGCATTCGATGTCATGTACCAAGCCAATGGTGCTGACCCGGACGAGGTCATGATGAACGGCTCCGACCGGCGCCAGTTGTCGGACCTGCTGAAGACCTCCTCGGCGAACTATCGGGTCGCGGTCACGAGCACCGAAGCGCACGGCGCCATGATCGGCACCATGGTCATCGGCCTCCAGAACGAGGTGACCACGAAGATGGTCGACCTCAGCACCAGCAGGTACATCCCCCAAGGTGTGGCCCCCATCATTTCCTGGACACTTCCGCTACCCAACTCCGAAGTGTCGAACGTGTGGGAAATGCGACTGGTGCAAGATTACATGGGCATTCAGTGGCCCATTCTACAAACGACCTACGACTATTCCTCCTACTGGTACGGCGCTCTTATCTGCCAGGCGCCCAGCTACAACGGGGCAATCACTGGGATTCGCCTTACCTGATCACGGTAGCTAGCTGGTCGCCAACGGCCGGATCGTGCCTTACCGGGAATGGTTCGGCCGTTGGTGATGTCCGAAGAACCCGCATTATCCCTGGGAGGGGATCACGCATGACTGAAGTTCCTGTTCGTCGCGGCCCTGGCCGTCCCCGCAAGGTCACCCCCCCGGTCAAGGAGCGGGACGAAGACCTCGAGGGTCCCCCGGCGGTTGAGGTGGACCTCATGAAGACCCCGGAGGCCACCGCCGCGTACGCCGCGCACGGCACCACCGCCCACATCAGGGCCGCTGAACCGGCCGCCGCGGATGACGAAGTCGAGGGCGACGGGGCCGAGAAGGATCCCAGTGACCGGTCCGGCCACAGCGTCTCCCGCCACGCCCCTGGTCTGGATGCCGCCTCGGTGACCGGTATCGGGTTCGACGACGGCACCGAGTACGGGGTCAAGGACGGCAAGCTCACGAAGAGGGCCGTCCCCGCCGAGCGCAAGCCGGATCCCGCCAGCGCCGAGGACGAGGGCAAGTAGTCCGATGCGTCTGCTGTCTCCCGCCACTGGGTGCGTTGAGGTCGACACTGACCGGCGCCGCTACCGGGGCCGGATCCTCGAAGTGGCCGATTCAGCGGACATCAGGGATCTGCGGGCGGCCGGCTACACGGTTGGTGATGTAGCCGGCCGCCCGTCCCGTGCCGCCGGGTTTTGCTGCCCGGGGTGTGGCTTCAGAGGTTTCTTTCGCCTGTGTTCCCGCTGCGGCGGCGTCTGTGAACGTCCCGACCTGACTGCCTGACCGCCCCCCGTAGGAGAAGACGTAATGGCAACCGAGTTTCTGAGCACACCGACTATTTCACGGTTCTATTTCACCCAGTATCCGCTGGCCGCGAGGACTGTGGCGGATGGTGTCACGGCGTCCTCGACCACCGTGACGTCGGCGACGGCGGCGTTCAACTCGAACGATGTCGGGGCCACCATCACTGGCACAGGCATCCCCGCTCTAGCCACGATTTCTTCTGTCACGAACGCGACGACGGTGATTATTTCGTCGGCGGCGACGGCGTCCGCGTCGGGTGTGTCGTTGACGGTCACTCGGACGAATGCGCTCGCGTTGAACGTGTTCCAGACGGCGATCAACACCGACTTCGCCTCGTACTTCACAACCGTGCCGACGCTAGTGACCCAGCCAGCTGCGCCGACAACCGCGATCCTCCTCGTTAGCGCGACTCAGCCGCCCCTGTCGATCAGTCCCGGGTCTTACGTGGGGCTGAACTACGGAAACTGGCAGGTGCAGCCTGCCTCGAATATGGCGGGGCTCATCTTCACGCCAGCGAGTGTTTAGACCCTCTCACCCCGGATGACCCCTAGGGGGTGGTGTGCATGCCTAGTGTGACTGTTCCGGCGCCGAGCACTCCGTATCTGACGGTGGCCGAGTTGAAACGCTCGCCTATCTATACGCAGCTGCAGAAGTTGGTTCCGGGTGGTTCGGACGCCGAGAACGATGCGGAACTGGGCCGGATCATCATGCGCGTCTCCGCGATGATCAACGGGGAGATCCGCCAGAACTTGGCGGCCACGGTGGACGTCGAGGCTGATTGGGCGACGTTCTCGGACTATGGGGACCTGCGGATCCATACCCGTGGCAATCCGATTGTGTCGGTGGTGTCGGTGCTGGTGGGGGCCGATCCTTACAGCCTGACCGCGGTGAGTGACCTGTCGCATGTGGAGTTGGATCCGTGGCAGATCACCATCCCGAGGGGAGCGTTCGGCGCGTTCGGTGGTTTCGGCTCTAGGTCGAGGCGTCGGGTGTGGGCGGAGTGGACGTACGTCACCGGCTACCCGGTGACAACGCTGACGTCGGCTGTGGCGGCTGGCGACACGTCGGTGACGGTTGTGGACGCTACCGGCATCGTGGCTGGTCGGACCGTCCTCACGGTGGAGGACGGCAAGTGGCTGGAAACCATCACCCCCACCGCCGTGGCCGGTAGCACGCTCACCGTCGCACCGCTGACGTTCGCCCACCAGGCCGGGGTCGGGGTGGATGCGCTACCCAACGACATCCAAGAGGCGGCGCTACTACTGATCTCCCGGTTGCACGACAGCTGGAGCCTGTCCATGGGCGCCGTCACTCACGACGGAACCGGCGCCAGGAGAGACCCGAAGGCCCCCGGAACCGGCGCCCGCTTCCTGTGCGATCCGGGCGTGATCCTGGCCCCGTACAAGCGCGTCTGGTAGTGGCCAACTACAACGATGTGCGGGCCGCGCTGGGCACCGCACTCGAGACGTATCAGTCGGGGTTGAACGTCTACGACTATGTCCCGAAGTCGCTGACACCGCCCGCCGCGATTGTCCAACCAGCACCGCATCGGACAATCGACTACGTGCAGGCGCAAGGGGCGGGCGGTCTCGCCAAGTGGCGTTTCAACGTGCTGATCGTAATCGGACAGGTCGATGAACTGGCAGCGCAACAGCAGGCCGGTGATCTCATCAGCCCCGGATCGTCGGTGATCCAAGCCTTGAACCGCATGCCGTTGACCAACGGGTACGCGCTGGTCGAATCGGGCGGTATCGCCCAGATGATGTTCGACCAGGGTTTGTACACGTACGCCGAACTATCGGTGGTAATCACCAGCTAGCCCCGCTTTTCCCTCTCGCTCCCCGCTTGTGTTGCGTGGGGCTTCTTTTCGTTGCCCTCACACGTCGCAAGAAAGGCACTGCCAATGGCAGGCAAGCAGCAGCCCCCCGTCATCCAGTATTTCCGGCGGGTCGACCCGGACACGGGCGTCGACACCCACTACCAGGTGGGTGACACCTATGACGGGCCGATCGACGAGGACTACTACCTGAGTTCGAGTGGTCCGGACGGTAAGGGTCCGCTACTTGGTGAGCCGCGGTCCAGCCCTAGCGCCCCTGCCGAGAAGTCGGCTTCGTCTAGTTCCAGCGACTCCCCGAGCAAGGAGAAGTAGTCGTGCCTATCAACCTCGACCAGACCACTCAGGCGTTCCTCGGCCTCAACGCCCAATGGGGTGTCGAGCAGTATCTGTTCGGCTGCCAGGCCAACGATCTGGAGCATTCCCGTAAGTCGGACAAGGTACCGGCCGACGGGTTCGGACAGCCGGTGAAGAACAGCCTGCCGGGTCAGCAGGAAGCCTCTTTGAAGGTCAAGGGCATGGCCGTCCTGGACCGGGGGCAGATCAACTGGCAGATGCACCAGTGGGCCGGGCGCAAGTCCCCAGTGAACGCCTGGTTCGCCTTGGAAGGTTTGCAGGCGCTTCAGCCGGCCACCTTCCAACCGTCCACGATCATGGACCATTCCGTGACGGCGAAGTTGAAAGACCCTGTCGACGTCACGTGGGAACTGGACGCACGAGGCGCCTACTACGACGGCACGATCCTGCTGTCCCCACAGACCCTGCTGACCGGTCCGTCCGGTACGGGCTCGCTGGACCTCAACCCGCTCAACGGCATCACCGGGGCAACCCCGACAGCGACCACCACCGGTGGGGCGGTGGCGTTGCATGTGTGGGCGTTCGACGGCGGCACCGCCCCGACGGTCACGGTGACCGTCCAGCACTCCCCGGACGGTGTCACGTACACGAACCTCGCCGTGTTCAACACGTTCTCAACGCTGGGCTCGCAGCTGATCAAGCTTCCCAACCCGACCACGATCAACCCCTACGTGCAGGCCATCTGGACCGCCACCGGCACCCCGACGGATGTGCAGGTTTTGTGCATGTTCGCCCGCACCCCGAACCTCTCCCTGTAGCGCGGTGGCCGATCCGGATCCGGAGTGCACATACAGCCCGATAGTCCTCGGCATTGAGGATATGTTACGGGAACTTGACGTGGAACGGCTCACGGACACCGGGTGTCGGGTCCTGAAACACCCGGACTGTTGCGTTCTCTGTGCGGCGAATAACGATTGTCGACGCCTCCCGATACATTTTCGTTGCCGATGTGTTCCAGAGGGATACCTGACGTCGAGCATTCCGTAGCGGCGCTCAGCGGTACTGCCTTCCACCTTCGCACGACAAACAGGAGACCCGCTTCATCGTGGCCGATTCCGAGGACGTCGAGTTCGAGTTCATCTCCAGCGCCAGACAGCTCGGCCCACCCCCCAAGTTGCGAACTAAACTGGTCGACGTACCCGACTGGGTAACCCCCAAGGGGAAGGGTGCCCGGTTCCTTGTGTCGGAGGTGACCCAGGGCGACTACGTTGACTATGTGGAGTCGGGCCGCACCTATGAGGGCAACGTTGCGCGCTATAGCGCCGCTGATGACGACGTTCGCCTTCTGGCGTTCACGGTTCGTGACAAGAACGGAAACCGGATCTGGCCGACGATCGAGGCGGCGAAGGCCCAGCTTAACCCGGTTGGTAAGTCCTGTCTTAATCTGTTGTTGAACGCGGCGAATGAGATTAACACTCCGAAGCCCGCGAGCGCGGAGAAAAACTTCGAGAAGATTACGAGCGACTCTTCGCCCTCGACCTAGCATTTGAGTGGGGACGACCCTGCGTGGGTAACATGTTGGACGAAATGTCCAGGGGCGATTTCCTGGAGTGGATGACGTGGGCGAAGATCCGGGGTCCTGTGGGTCCACCGCGCCGCGACTACTACACATACTTTCTGGCGTTGCATTCTGGGCGGGAGTGGCCTGAGAAGACGACTGTGGACCAGCTGGTGGCGACGTTCCCGATGCCGTGGCTCAAGCCCGACCCGGACAGACGATGAGATCGGGGTGGCGGCGTGCCTGAGCTGAACCTCGTCATCAACGGTGATTGCACTGGCGCGGAGAACGCGATCAACAACACCCGCGCGGCCACCGAGCGGCTGCGTGGGACGTCGGCCAGTGTTGGTGTTTCGGTTACGGGTTCGGATGCGACGATCAGCAGTTTGGGTCGTGTCGCCGCTGCCCGTTCGTCGGCGGGTGGCACGGTCTCCCTCGGTGTGGATACCAGCGGTATCGACGCGGGGCGCAACAGCCTGAGTGGTTTGCGTGGTGATGTTCGGGCCGCCGGGCGGGATTTTGACTCGGTCAGTGGGACTCGCGCGTTCGGTCTGACGAATGACGGGTCGATCCGTCAGATGACCGGTGACTTGCGTGGTCTCGGTGCGACTGCCGCGCAGTCACTCGGCCAGGTCGATCTGGGTGTGTCGCAGGCGGGACGGTCCCTCGGAGGTGTCGAGAGCTCGCTGAGCGGCGTCGGGAGTTCCGCCGACGGGATGGGTGGGTCGCTGTCGGAGTCGTTGTCGCCGGTTCGGCAGGCGTCGATGGCGATGGCCGGCGGCCAGGGGTCGCTCGCGGACTCCAGCAACATCGCGGCCTCGTCGATGGGGCAGATCGAAAACTCCCTCGGTGGGGTGTCTCGCGCTGCGTCGCTCACCCAGCGCCAGGTCGCGTCGGTGAACTCCCAGCTCAACTCTGGTTCGCTCGTGGGTGGTTTCAACGCGTTCAACGCTGCTACGGGTGGTGCCCCCCCCGGTGGTGGTGGTCCACCCGGCGGAGGTGGCGGAGGTGGCGGGGGTGGTGGAGGACGCGGCGGCGGCGGGCCCGGTGGCGCCAGCGACGACAAGGCGGCTTTCAAGGATGCAATGGGTGGCGCTGAAGCCGCCTTGGGCCCAGCGGCACTGACCGGGCTGATCGGCGGCGCGGCAACCATTGTCACCGGCGCGGCCGGCGCCGCTGCTGTCTTAGAGACCGTCAAGCACTTACCTCCCGCATTCTTCGCCGCCAAGCAGGCGACGGCGCAGTTCGGTAACGAACTGACCAGGGCGGTCGCGGGCGCGTCTGTCGACGAGTCCACGTTCCGGGCCCTGGGGACTGCGCTGGGTGGCCTCGGGACTGAGACTGGACGGATCGGTCTTGCGCAGATGTCGAATGTGGTTGGCGGGGCCGCGAGCCTGATCACCAACGCCACCACGGCGGCGCACAGCCTCGAGGGTGCCTTCGGGCCTGCTATCAACGGCGCCGTCGGTTTGGGTAACGCGATCATAAAGGGCATCGGGAGCCCGGGTGTGGCGACGGGCATCGCCAGTGTGGGTAATGCGCTGGCCGATCCGAAGACCCAGCAGGCCATCACCGATGTGACGAGTGGTGTCCTGCTGGTCGGTACCACCACTGCACGGGTCGCCGCTGATGTGGCGAAAACCGTGGATTCAATGCTCCCCGGTGGTGGTGACACCGCCGCCGTGAACGCCGGTCAGACCGCCGCCGTCACCGGTGCTATCACGGGTTTCCAGAAGGGTGGCATCAAGGGTGGGATAGTCGGCGCCCTCCTTACGGGCCTTCCCTTTGCCGCCGCCCAGTATGAACAAGACACCGGTCACGGCGATTTGGTGACACCGGGCATAATGAGCACCCTCGGCGGCGGCATCCTCGGCGGCACCCTTGCTCCCAAGGGCAAGAAGGGTGTGGGCGCCGTAGTTGGTGGTCTCGGCGCTGACGCTCTGATCACCGCCGCTGGCTCGCTGCCTGGCCGTTGGGGACCTACCACCCAGGACGTGTTAGGCGGTGCGGAGGCTGCCGCCACTGCCGGTTCAATGTTCGGTCCCGCTGGTGCGGTCCTTGCGGCGCCCTTCGGCGCGGCCGCGGGTGCTTGGCACGCCGCGTTCAACGACCCACGCCTGAAGGACGGCGCCCAGGGCACCGCGCTGGAAACCCCCAGCGAGGCCATCTCGCAACAGGCCCTCGTGCCGGATCCGATGTTCGGCTACCAACCGGGCCAGACGCCGTCGTTTCAGCCGAGCCGCACGGCCGCCCAAAATCAGTCGTGGGTGCGCGCCCAACACATGTCCTCCGAGAACCCCCTCTCCCCACCGCCGTCGCCGCTGTCCTTTTCCAGCCCCACACCGGCCGATGTGCCGCGCATGACCCCGGCGCCTCCCCTTCCACCCCTTCCACCGCCCTCCGTTCCAGGGCGCGACCCTTCGTCGGATACGTCCAGGTCGTGGCAACGCAGCCCGAGTGATCTCCTGCGTGGGCAACTGCCGACGCTGCCCAGCTTTCTGGGTGGTCCCGCGGGGCCGCCACCGGTACTGCCCGGGGCCCCCCGCGTCGGCCCTGGTTCGTCGGGGGCGCCGATGTCCACACAGGGGTTGTCCCAGCTCAACGCCGCCGCCACGGGCACCTCGTCGTCGATGGGGCAACTGGGGCAGCGGACCGCCGTCACAGCGCAGTCGCTGATGCAGATGGGGCAGGGCTCGACCCAGCTCTCGCCGGCAATCTCACAGGTGGGTCAGAACTCAGCCAACGTGGTCTCGCAGCTGGGGCAGGTGAACCGCAACGCGACCACAGCGGCGGGTTCGGTGTCGCAACTGGGGCAGAACTCGTCGTCGACGTTGAGTCAGTTGACTCAGTTCGCCCCGAGCGCGGGGCAGCAGCTGAGCCAGGCCAGCGAAACGTTCGCCTCGGGTGGCCAGTCCCTCGGCCAGTCGGCGTCCAGTGGCATGGCGTCGGGGATCACCGCGAACCAGGGTGCGGCGTGTTCGGCGGCGAACGACCTGGGTGACTCGGCGGCGGCCTGCGCCCGCCTCGCGCTGAAGACGCAGTCGCCGTCGAAGGAGTTCGTCGCCATCGGTGAGAGCACCGGATCCGGCCTGGGGATTGGCGCTCTGAACAGTGTGGGCGCCGCGACCAGCGGGGTGAGCGCGATGGCGGGTGCGGCCATCTCCGCCGCGTACAGCGCCACCGCCGGTATCGCCTCCGACGCCGGGCTGTCGGTGGGGTTTTCGTACGCGGAGAACGTTGCTACCGGGATGCAGACGGTGTTCCAGTCGTCCAACTTCCAGGCTCAAGGGTTCCCGCAGATGGATTCCCCGGCCGCCCAGTTGGCTCTCGGCCAGTTGGGGTTGCTGGGGCCTGCCGGTTCCGGTGCGGAGTCGTACAAGTTCACCACCCCAGCGGTCACGTTGCCCACCGCGAGCGGTGGGTCGAGCCAACCGACGACCGTGCAGGTTCAGGTCCTCCTCGACGGCCAGGTGTTCGACACGAAGGTCGCCACAGCGATCAGCTCGTCGTTCAGCGACCTGGCGAACTCGATCGGCCAGCAGAACTAGCTCCACCCGTTCGGCCAACAACTGCACAGCGACGCGGGGGTGAACGGTGGCCCTGGTCGTGCAGACGTTGCGCCCCAGCTCCACCCCGCAGATCAACGGCACCTACGCAACCGTCACCGGAGCGGCCAGCGCGAACGCCGCGTTGAGCGACAACAGCGATTCCAGTTACGTACAGCTGAATCTGCGCTGCCGGCTCGACTCCCAGGTGCTCCGGGTGGGGTTCCCAACTCCCACCCTCCCCGCCGGCGCGCGGGTTCTCAGCGTGGGTTTGCGCCGGCGGGTGCAGACGGTGATCGCTATTGCCGGCACGCCGCCACCGACGCATCTGCATTGGTTCCGCTGTTCGTCGGGCGCGGTCACAGTGTCCGGACAAGTTCCCGAGATCGCGAAGACACCGTTCAGTTCCCCCTGCCCCACCTCCACGACAACGACCGCGTGGGTGACGGAATCCCTCGGCACCTTCACCACGGCACCTGACGGGGCGGTGTGGGATCCGGCGACAACGCTGAACGGTGTTTGCTACGACATGGGTCGTGGCGACGACACGGGTGTCGCCACGAACGTGTCCGAGGTCTACCTCGACGTCACCTACCAGCAGCTGTCCTCGGTCACAGTCACTGGTCCAACAGCCACGGTGAGCACGACCCGCCCGACGGTCACGTGGGCCTACGCGAGCCCCGATTCGCAGCCGCAGCAGGCATGGCGGGTCATGATCTACACGGCGGCCCAGGTCGCGGCGTTGGGTTTCACGCCGTTCACCACCGCCCCGTTGCAGGACTCGGGGCAGCAGATCGGCGAGGACCAACAGTGGACACTGACCGCTGACCTCGTCGACGGCCAGTACAGCGCCTACGTGCAGGCCGTCAGCGCCTGGTCCGGTGCAGGTGGAGATTTCGACACCGCGATCGCCTCCACCTCCTGGACGCGCACCTCGGCCCCCGCCAGCCCCCCTCCCAACGCGACTCTGTCGTCGGTGACGTTCGACGCCACGAACAACCGGGTGCCCATCACGATGGTCCCGTCGGGCAGCTCACCCGTCACAGCCGCATTCACGGTGTTCGCCTCCCGCGATAACGGGGTCACGTTTACCCCGATCCCGTCCCTGACGCTGATCCCGGCGAACGGGATGACCCCGATCGTCGCCTACGACTACACCGCACCCATCAACGTCACCAGCCAGTACAAGGTGATGGCCTACTCCCAACCGTCCGGGGTGTACGTCGCCGCGGCAGGCTTCTCCTCGACGCTTCTCGTCACGACCACCGGCTCCGACTGGTGGTTGAAAGACCCGGCGAACCCGCTCAACAACACGCTCCTGCCGGTAGCCGCCCCCAGCAAAGCCGGCGGGACCGGCAGCGGCGGTGGCCTGAAAGTCGTCCGTCGCCGAATGCAGGGCACCTTCGAACCCCTCGGCGGGGCGGGAAACACCGTTCACCCGATCGTCGTGTCCGGCCCGTACTACGGCGAACGCGGCGAACTGGAACTGCTATTCAAGATCGACGATCCGGTGGACTACTTCCCCGCGTTCGACGCCCTCGACCGCTCAGGGCACGTTCTGCTGCTGCAGAAGCCGAACGGGGACCAGGTGTTCTGCGTCCTCGGCCCCGGCTCGGGAGGCCAGGACACGGAACTGCGTTGGGACGGCCAAGCGGGTGTGTCCAGTCAAATCCTCTACCGCCGCGTCACAACGTCGTACACGGAGACAAATCCACCTAGCTATTACTAGGCAGGTACGCGATGCAGGTGCATTCACCCGAACTCGACGCCGCCGTCAGCACAGATCACACGGCCACCGCCCGAGTTGACGTTCTCCAGAACGGTCAGGTCGTCGCACAACTCGCAGTGCACTCCGGGTCGAGCACAGCGGACCGCACCAACGCGCAGATGCGCAACTTCGAAGTTGAGGTGTCCGACCCGACCGGCGAACTGACCCCCGACGGGATGGCGTCGCTGCTGGCCCCGTTCGGTACCCGGCTGCAACTGCATCGCGGCGCGCGCATTGACGATGTGAACACGCTGGTCATGTTCGCCAACACGCAGACTGCGTGGGGAGTGAGCACGTCGTTCGGGATGCTCAACGGTGTCGTCGGGGACGCTTCTGACGGGTCTCTCCGGCTTGGACCCTAGGCGCTGGCCTTCTTGCGGGGTCTGCCCCGGTTGGCTGCATGGAAGCACGGTCCTCCGCAGTACCGGTGCGTGCCTCCTGGCTTGTAGAAGTCGACACCACAGTGAGCGCACTGCCTGGT